ACCAAAGCTGCAAAGTATTGGCAATCTGTAAGAGAGCAAAATACACACTTTGAAAATTTAGTTCACCTATCATTTGATTCTAGAAAAAATGATGTTGAAATAAAAAAATTAAAACGTGATATTAAAAAAGAAAAAGATCCATTAGAGAAAGAACTCAAACAAGTAGAGTTAGAAGAAAAATTATATGGTAAGGCACAGATGGAACTTGTCGCTAAACATAGAATGAGAGAAGTAGCCACTTGGTCTAAACTTAAAAAAGAGTTTGATGATGGTAACTTTGATAAGAGAGATGTGAACACGCATCAAGCTAAATCATACTTATTAAGATTCCAAAAACAAAAAGAAACAATAACTCCTGGCACAACACAACCAGAAGTATTTAATATACTTGGACAACTAGAAGCTTTAGAAAAAGGTTTAAAAGAAAATACTTTATCTTTAGACAGTAAGAAAACTAAGAAATTAAAATGAAGTTCGATTTTTGTTATTTAGGTCAGACGGTTTTAAAATACCAGGTCCCCTTAGAAGTATTCGTAGGGCTTAATGAAATTTACGAAAAACGTAAGAAAGAATTACCGAAAGCTAACAAACAGTTGGTGGGTAAAATACAAGACGAAGTATCTTTATTTTATTCAGGCCCTAACAACGATAAGATGCATCAGCATTCTTTTTTACCTGATGATATACTAAAATGGTTTATGACGGTGTTTGATCATTACACAGACTGGAACAAAATAGGACAAAACCAAAAAGCAATAAACTCTATTTGGGTTAATGAAATGAAAGCTGGGGAGTATAATCCTGTGCACATTCACCAAGGTAAACTCTATACAGGTTTATCATCTGTCATGATTTTAAAACTACCAAAAGAGACAGGTATAGAATATTCTGCTCCTGATAAACCTATGAATGGACGATTACAAATTATAGGTGCAGCTGCTGGTCAATTTTCTAAAACAGATTATTCACCGAACATGAAAATTGGAGATTTTTATGTTTTTCCATATGACATGAGACACTGCGTGTATCCGTTTAACGGAACTAAAGAAGTTAGAAGAACATTAGTTTGTAACGTAGACATTGATTACAATCCTGTATCTTCAAGAACTGGAGCGGGGCTACACGAATGATACCAAGAATGCCACGATGGCAATCTTATGTTGCCCAAACAACAGGACCAATATTTACACCTGAACAATGCAAAATGATTATTGATGCTGGCCATCAATGTGCACCTGAACAAGCTAAAGTCGGTGGTGGAGAAAAAGGTAAATACGATACCAAGAAACGAGTAACAACTATATCTTGGATACCTTTTAAAAAATTACCACAGATGTACAAAGTTATAGAAAATCAATTATCTATCGTAAACTTAAATCATTTTTATTTTGATGGTGTAACACTTACTGAACCTGCACAGTTTACGGTGTACCCTAAAAAAGGTTTTTATGATTGGCACATGGATTTAAATGCATTTGGTCAAACAGGTGAAAATCCAATACGTAAAATATCTATGACATGTCTATTATCAGATCCATCAGAGTTTACAGGAGGAGATCTTATGTTCTCAGATGCTGGTGGAGAACAAGCACCATTAAAATTAAAACAAGGACAAGCTATATTCTTTGCATCATTCTTAAGACACAAAGTTGCACCAGTTAAAAAGGGTGTAAGAAAATCTTTAGTGATGTGGTTTGGAGGGCCACCATTCAAATGAAAAACAAAAATCAATTACAGAGAAAAATACTTTTTCCAACTGCTATTTATTTTAAAGATGTAGCAAATGCTAAAGAACTTAATAAGTATTTATTTAAGGAAATAAAAAAATGGCGTAAAGCAGATCCTGAAGGAGAAAAGAAAACAAACTCTGGTTTTGGCTGGCATAGTAAAACTGACATGGATAAGAGAAAAGAATATAAACCACTTATTGATGAATTATTTAAAATGGCTTACGAGTGTAATCAAGACTATGGTATTACAGGTAAATTAGGACTTGGTAATATGTGGGCTAATATTAATCCTACATATAGTTATAATAAAACACATACTCATCCTAACTCCATGTGGTCAGGTGTATATTATATTAAAGTACCAAAAAACTCAGGTAAATTATTTTTGGAGGATCCTAGACCAGGACCAAATATACACATGCCTAGAAGAGCTGATAACCTACCCGAACAATTATGGAGAGTGTGTGCTTACGAACCTATGGAAGGACGTATGATCTTTTTTCCATCTTGGCTCCCCCATGGTGTAGATATAAATATGAATACAGATAAAGGTGAAAAGAACTGGAGAATATCTGTATCTTATAATTTTATACAAATATGAGTTTTAAGAAAAATAAGTATCAAGTTATACGTGGTGCTATATCAAAAGAAGTAGCAGATATAGCTTATAGCTATTTACAAATATCAGCAGAAGCAGATCACTGGATGTTAGAAAATGGTGTAACACACGTTGGCAATAAACTTGTAGGTAATTTTAAAGACCGACAAGTTCCTAACTCTTATGCTAAATATGGTGATAGATTAATGGAAACACTGTTAGTTAAAACTATAGCTGTGATGCAAAAAAAGACAGGGCTTAAATTAGTGCCTACATATTCTTACACAAGACTTTATAGAACAGGTAATATCTTGCAAAGACACAAAGACAGACCTAGTTGTGAGATATCGACCACACTAAACCTAGGTGGAGATGCATGGCCTATATTTATCGATCCTACGGGGTCTGACAACGTCATAGACGAGTATAAAGGCATACATAGGCCTGGAGCACCCAAAGGTGTAAAAGTCAACCTAAAACCAGGAGATATGCTTATTTACTCTGGATGTGATTTAGAGCACTGGAGAGAGCCTTTTGAGGGCAAATTATGTGGTCAAGTATTCCTACATTATAACCATGCAGATGGACAGTTTGCAAAGAGCAATTTGTATGATAAAAGACCTATGCTAGGAATAGTCAAATAACGTTGAATATCAACGCAATCTAATATAATCTGGAGATCTATGTTACAGAAGGTTAACTTTGCACCTGGAATTAATAAACAAATCACTGCCACAGCCGCAGAAGGCCAGTGGATAGACTGTGATAATGTTCGTTTTAGATATTTATTTCCAGAAAAAATAGGTGGTTGGAAACAACTTGGAGCTGATAATATTACTGGAGCAGTTAGAGCTCTTCATCAATTTACTAATAGTGCAGGTCGAAAGTATTCCATTATAGGTTCAAACAGAATTTTATACGCATATTCAGGTGGTGTGTTCTATGACATACACCCAATTAAATCTACAACAACGCTTACAAATGCATTCAGCACGACTAACGGATCAACGACAGTTACAATAAACTTTTCTACAGATCACGGTATTCAAGCAGGTGATATTATATTACTAGATAACTTCTCAACTGCAACTAACTCTGACTATGCTGCAGCAAATTTTGATGACATAAGATTTATGGTAACCACAGTGCCATCATCAAACACCGTTACAATTACAATGCCATCTAACGAGTCAGGATCTGGTGCATCTGAATCAGGTGGTATTAGAGTTAGACATTATTATAGAGTGGGACCTGATGTACAGTCTCAAGGTTTTGGTTGGTCTCTTGGATCTTGGGGTGGACAAGAAGTAGGAGCTTTCACAACTGTTTTATCATCAGACATAGATGCGTCTACAACAAGTATAACATTAAACGATGCATCACAGTTTCCATCCTCTGGTACAAACTTCGTGCAAATAGGAACAGAAGAAATATCTTACACAGGTATATCAACAAATACATTAACTGGTGTAACAAGAGGTGTAAGAAACACAACTGCAGCATCACATTCATCTGGCGCTACAGTTACAGACACATCTAACTTCGTGGCTTGGGGTGAGGCAGCATCAGGTGACTTAGTTGTTGATCCTGGTATGTGGTCCATTGATAACTTTGGTGACAAAGCAATTTGTTTAATTGTAGATGGTGAAGTGTTTGAGTGGGATTCTGCAGCTACAGACGCAACTAATTCTAGAGCAACAATTATATCTGGTGCACCAACTGCATCAAGACACATGTTAGTATCCACACCAGACAGACACTTAGTGTTCTTTGGTACAGAAACAACGATTGGTACAAAGTCTACACAAGATGATATGTTTATTAGATTCTCGGACCAAGAGGATATCAACACGTATACACCTACAGCAACCAATACAGCTGGTACACAGAGACTGGCCGACGGATCACGGATCATGGGAGCAATTAGAGGTAGGGATGCAATCTATGTATATACAGACACAGCTTTGTTTTTACAAAGATTCGTAGGTCAACCATTCACATTTGCTTTTGTACAAACAGGTACAAACTGTGGACTTGTAGGTAAAAACGCAGCAGTAGAAGTAGATGGTGCTGCGTATTGGATGTCAGAGAATGGTTTTTTTAGATACGCTGGTGCTCTTGAAACATTGCCATGTTTAGTAGAAGATTTTGTATACGATGATGTTAATTTAGATTCTGGTAATCAAATGATATCAGCAGGACTCAACAACTTGTTTGGTGAGATTATGTGGTTTTATCCAACAGCAAACTCTGCTGTAGTTAATAAAATGGTTTGTTATAATTATCAAGATTCATCACCACAAAGACCAATATGGACAGTAGGTACACTAGCTAGAACAGCTTGGGCTGATTCTGCTGTATTTGGTAAACCGCACGCTATGGAGTATGATGCCGATGGAGTTGAAGGATCTAGTTCTTCTACGTATGTACAAGGAAACACGGATGGAATTACTACATACTATCAACACGAAACAGGAACCGACCAGGTCAAAGGTGGTGCAGTTACAGCGATCACTGCAAACATATTATCTGGTGATTTTGATATTACACAAAGAGTGGCAAGAGGTGCTACAACAGGCACGGCAGATATCAGAGGAGATGGAGAGTTTATAATGAAGATAAGAAGATTTGTGCCTGACTTTATATCTCAAACAGGAAATACAAGAGTGACTTTAAATTTAAAAAATTATTCTAATGATACAGCGGCAAGCTCATCACTTGGACCTTTTGATGTTAGTTCATCTACAACTAAAGTAGACACAAGAGCCAGAGCTAGAGCCATTGCGTTAAAGATAGAAAACACAAGCACATCTCAAGATTGGAAGCTTGGAACATTTAGATTAGATATACAACCGGACGGGAGAAGATAATGGCATCACCTTTTGGAACAATAGGACAATTAGCATTAGGCAGCTTGGTTTCTCGAGGTGCTGATAGATTATTAGACCCTAATAAAAGAAATGTAGTAGGTATTAATAAGTTTGTACCACAAGGTGGTTATTTTGGAACTGAAGGAGATGATGAAACAAAAACAGGACCAACAACTTTAGGAGGTATAGCTAAAACAGGAATAATGAGTTTAATAGCAAATGCTATTTTTGGACCTATATTTGCACCGTTAGCTTTAAATTTAGCTACAAGATTTGTAGACAAAAGAAAAGGTTTAGGATTCTTTGGACAAGATGATAGTCAGGACATAGGACCTGAAGATGTTAGAGGAACGTTTACAGCAGAAGGCATGCAATTTGAAAATATTCAAGACGCTTTGGGAAGCAGTGATCCTAACAAAGATATTAATTATAATACTGGAGTTATTACAGATAAAACAACAGGAAAAGAAATAGGTAACGTATATGATGAAGTTGCTTTAACAAATGTTCCAGAACCACCAGCTTATGATTTTGATGACAGCGGCAGTGATAGTGGTGGTGATAGTGGTGGCACAGGAACTATGGATGCATCAGACTTTTCTGATGACTCTCCAGGCACACCTTTTAGATATGGAGGTATAGCTAGTCTATATAGATAATGGCGAAGATAGTACAAGTATTAACAAGACCTAGTGAGACGTATAAACAATCTGTAGCTGATGCACAGGTTAGGGATCTCGATGGTGTTATACAAAAATTAAATACAACGTATCAACAAGAATTAAAGGATGAAGTAGAAGCACAAAACTTCTTTTTAAATTAATGGCAAATAGTTTTATAAATAAAAAAGCAGATTTAACGACTACAAACCTTACCACATTATATACGGTGCCGTCGTTTAAAACTGCTGTGGTTAAATCGATTTTAGTATCTGAAGATGCAGGATCAGGGGCTAGTATAACAGTGACTTTGGTGGACTCATCGTCTAATATATTTAGCTTATTTAAGAGCAAATCTATATCTTCAAATACTACAACAGAGCTACTCACTCACCCCCTTGTTATGGAGGCCAGTGAAGCTTTGAAAGTCCAAGCTACTGATGCAAATGAACTGCATGTTATAGCTTCAATATTAGAAATAGAACCAAGAGAGGTAACAACATAATGCAAACAATAAAGCCAGAAAAGATAATAACGACGATATCG